CGAGGTGATCGGGCTGTTGTTGGTGTTCGTCAGCTCGACGAACGCCGCGGTGTCGTTGACGAGCCACCCGTACTCCGCCTCGGCCAGGACCGCGACGAGGTTGTGCTCGAACAGCGAGACGAGGCTGCCGTTGATCGTCACCGAGGCCTCGGTGGAGATCCGGTAGCTGATGCCGCCGACGACACCCCACGCCGTCTGACCCCAGTCGCCGCCGAAGCCGACGGTGGTGGTCAGGTCGGGGGTGGCGACACCCTCACCGAAGAAGCCGCGGCGGCCGAGGAGCCGACCGGAGGTGAAGAGGTCGCTCTCCTGCTCGGAGGCGAGGTCGGCCCAGATGGGGCGACCGGCCGTGTCGACGGCGCCACGGATGGCGGGCTCGACGACGTCGTCGAGCGCCCAGCCGGTGACCCGGTAGCGCCGACCGGAGGCGTCCTTGCCGCTGACGACCTTGCCGAGCGCCGCGTTCAGGTCGCCGTAGACGCCGCCGGCGTTCTGGGCGGTCGCGCCGATCTCCTGGGTCTTCGTCGTCTGGGCGACGTAGGTGGAGAACGGGCCGGCGCCGGCGGAGCCGTCGGGACCGACGTCGTGCAGCGCGGCGAGGTCGAACGCGACGGCGAACGTCTCGGCGAAGCTGCCCTGCATCCGGGTCACGAACTGGGCCGGGTTGAGGCGGGCGACCTCGGCGGAGACCACGAAGATCGACGCGAGCTTCTTCGGCTCGATCGTCTTCGGGGTGATGCTGCCGGCGGAGGCCGGCTTCTGCTCACCCTCACCGACCCACGCCGCGGTGGGGCGGGTCGAGATGACGGGGATCTTCACCCCGGACGGGCCGAGGGGAACCTGCGGAGAGAGCTGCTGCACCACGGAGGTGCGGGCGGCCCGCTCGAAGATGGGAGCGGCCTCGGCGGGCGTGATGAACCCGGAGAGGTCGCTGGTCTTGGTGGGGGCGGAGATCGCCATGGTGTCCTCCTGTGGACGGATCTAGGGGGTGAGGCGGTCAGCGGATGCCGAGCGCCGCTTCGAGGTCCTTCTGCAGCTGGGAGCTGTTCAGTCCGGGGACCTGATTGCCACCGCGTGCGCCCTGGCCGAGATCCGGCGGGGCCGTCTCCTGCGCAGGTGCGATCCGATCGACGAACGCCTGGACGGCGTCGCGGTCGGGGTTGCCGTCCTCGCTCAAGAACTTGGCGAGGTTGATCCCGTCGATCACTTCGTCGACATCCAGGCCACGACCGGCGGCCGCGACTCGGAAGGCATCGGCGACACGTTCGGCCCCGAGCTCGCCGAGCACTTCACTGCGAGCAGCTTCTCGAGCCTCACGCACAGCACGTTCCTGATCGGACTCGTACTGCTTGCGGAGACCCTCGAGCTCCTTCGCAGCTCCAGCGTTCGTCTTCGCTCGCTCCTCCCACTTCCGAGCCTTCTGCAGCTCGGAACGGAGGCGGGCAACCTCGGCGACCGGATCGTCGTCGCCCTGTGCAGGGGTCGGAACGTCGGATGCGTCGGCGGGATCGTTCGGCGTCGGCTCCTGTGCAGGATCCGGCTGGGTGTTACTCACGGTGGGTTCCTCCCGTGCGGGTGGTTGGTTGTGCCCCGTGCGGGGCGGGATCTCAGACCCGGATGCCGGGAACGTCCTCGGCGACAGTTGCCAGGTGACGTGCGTTGATCACCTGGCCGGGGTCGGTGTCGCCGTAGATCGGCACGACGATGCAGTCGCAGTGGTCGTGGCCGAACGAGGCCGAGTCGTTCGAGCGGTACCGCTGCGATGCGACGGTGGAGCAGAACGTGCAGCTGTTGCCGGTGAGCACTCGGCGCCAACCGACGACGCCGGTGCCAGAAGTGAGGTTCGCGACCTCGCGGGACGTGCCGGTGACGAGGTCGGCGGCCATGGACTCGGCTCGCCGGCCGCCGGCGGCGAGTGCCTCGGTCCACTCGTTGCCTTCTCGGAGGGCGTGCCAGTACGCGTGGAACGGTGCGTCGGTCGCCGGCACGGTGCTCACCGCGGGCACCACAGCGGGTCGATCAGCGAGGAGTGCGTAGTAGCCGGCTGACGTGTTCGCCGTTGCCGTACGTGCCGCCACGAACAGGTCCGAGGTGGCGTCGGTGAATCGAGCGATGTCGACCCGGTCCCATGTGCCGAGCTGCTCCCAAGCCCGTAGCGATGCTGCCGTGGTGCGGTCGGTGATCGACGCAAGGCGCCGCTGAAACCGTTCCGTGACCGTGACGGCCTGGGACTCAGAGAGTGGCACCGGTGTTGGCCTGATCGACATCGCCGACGAGCAGGCTCTGCGCTGCGAGCTCGCCGCGCATCCGGGCGATCTCCTGCGGCGACTTCTGCAGCACGTCCCGAGCGATCGTCTCCAGGCTGATGCCGGCGGCGTGGTACTTGGCGACGGCGTCGGCCTTCTGCTCGAGGCTGTAGCGCACCGTCGGCGCCCAGATGACCTCCATGTCGCCCCGCGACGCCCGCTGTGCGTCGCCGGCGTACGCGAAGGCGAGCGCCATCACCTGCTCGTAGGACTCGGCCTGCTGACGGTTCCGGTCAGCGACCTTGAACGCCCGGGCCTCACGCTTCAGCTGCGCGCCCTCGGCGGATCCGCCGTTGTCGTCGGGGAACAGGTACTGGATCGGGGTCTGCGTGGCGCCGCAGATGCTGACGATGTCCTGCTTCTCGGCCTGCAGGATCGGGCCCAGGTTGATGACTCCGGACTCCCAGATCTCGGCGGTGGCCGGCAGCTGCCAGAGCTCCCCGGGCCCGTTCAGGAAGTCCTCGGAGTAGTCGATGTCATCTCCGGGCTGGAGTCCTTCTCGGGCAGGCCCTTGATGCCGCGCTGGCGGTAGGCCTGCATCGTCATCGCTTCGAGCCGGTTCAGCACCGTGAAGGTCAGCCGGTCGAGCGCGGCCAGGTGTGCCTCGAACTCGCCCTCGGGGTTGCCGTTGATGCCAGCGAGGTTGAGGAACTCGACGACGGGTATCTGTTGCACCGGGAGCTTCTCGGGTGAGCCGTCGAGCGTCCAGCCGCTCATGGAGACGTCCTCGACCTAGGAGCCGGTGTCGCCTGATGCCCGCTTTCGAGAGGCCTTGACCATCCATCCGGGCTGGGGAAAGAACACTGCCCGGTCGAACCCTGCGTCCTTGTCGACGTACAGCTTGAGCGCAGCGGTCGCCTTCCGTCGGCGCTGGGGGTCGTGCCGGACGATGACCTCGCGGGGGTCTTCCGCCGTGATCAGCGGGGCGCCGATCTCAGGGTCGACCGGGCCGACCATCATCGCTGAGCGGCCCATCGTGAGCGTGGCCCTGTCGACGAGCATGTGGTCGGCGTCGAGGCTGTTCGCCTGCCAGATCCGCCACGCCTCAGCGTCGCCACCCTCGTCGGCGTCAGCACCGGTGCGGAACCCGATCGGATCCATCAGCTCCCGGGTCGCCTCGACGATCACGCGGGCCAGGTTGAGCCGGGAGATCTGCATGAGCCGCTGGTACGACTCCCGCACGTGCCGGCCGGCGTGGACGGGGATGCCGTTGACGCCCCGGTAGTAGTCCTCGAGGTTCGTCAGATGCGCCCGACGATCACTGAGGTCCGTTGCCATCTTCTGCAGGAGTGCCCCGGCGGGCGAGCTGGTGTCGATCACGCGCTCACCCCCAAGGGTCAACTCAGTCGGCGAGGCCGGTACATCTCTGCGTCGGGGGCGGTCACCCCCCTGCTCACTGCGTCGAGCCGTGCCTGCCACGCCAGGATCGCCGCCACGCAGGCGTCGATCTTGCGGGAGCTGTAGTCGTGCTCCTTGGAGACGGTGAGCTTCCCGCCGCGGGTCCGCCGGCGTGCGTTGAGCACGTGGCGGGTGAGGGCGTAGGAGCCGTCGTGGGTGAGCTCCGGCGTCTCGACGTTGCCGATGGCCAGCGCAGCGTTGCGGATCGACCCGTCGAACTGCTCGACCGCCCGCTGGATCAGCCCGGTGCGGCCACCGGACATCCACCATTCGAACGGGTGGTCCTTCGACACCTTCACGGTGGCCCGGGCGCCGTAGGTGGCCTCCCAGGTGTTCACTGTCGATCGCCAGTCCTTCGCCGGATCCGCGTAGAACGCTGCGACGTTCCACCGACGGAACGCGTCAGCGACCGCCGTCTCGACCTCGACGAGCGGCGGTTGCCAGTCCGGCCACGTCGCGGTGTCGTCCGGGGCCTCCCAGACCCCAACAGTGAACAGGTGACCGTCCGACACCCGGCAACCGATCAGCGCCGTAGCGTCCGGCTTGCCCTTCGCTCGACCACGGGATCCGTCGAAGCCGAGCACAACGACGTCGCGGTCGGCGATCACCTTGCGGGCATCCAGGCAGGCCGCCCAGTCGGTCTGCGTCACCAGGGCGTCCGAGGCGTGGGTGATCTGGTTCAGGAAGTCGGCACGGGCCACCTGTGGCGCCGTCGACGGATCCCAGATCGTCGCGATGATCACGTCGAGGTCGACGTGACCGCCCTTCGATGCCGCCGAGTCGCCGTACACGTACTCGAGGCCGGCGAGTAGCGACTCCCGGTCCGCCATGTCCGTCTCCGGCGGCGCTTCCCGATGGTCGTAGTAGAGGCCGTCGTCCTTCGCCTTGCCCTCACGGATCGCCGCCCAGAACGCTGCGGACTCCTCCGCCACCGACTCCTCACCGGGGATGAAGGCGTTCGGCGACTCGATCGTCGACCCACCGACCTTCGCAGCGTTGATCCGCATCGTCGACGCCAGCTTCGGCCCACCGTTCGACTGGACCCACTCCTCGGTCTGGTCCAGCACAGCGAACACGGCTCGATTGCCCTTCACGGTGCGAGCCGACGACGTGACCGTCTCGATCCTGCCCCTCGGCAGGTTCACGAACGTGTCTAACGGCTCGAGCCCGGGGTACAGGTCGAGCGCCGGGCCCTGCAGCATCTCGAGCAGCGGCGACCACGTGTTCTTCGTCTGCGTCTCCGACACCGCAGCGATCTGCACCAGCGGCGTCCGGATCGACGCCCACGGCCGGCCAACCGGTTGACCATCGGCGTCCCATCCGTCCGGGACGACATCGCCGAGCGCCTCGAGACACGCGATCGCCGCCAGGAACGGCGACTTGCCCCACCCTCGAGGACGGGAGATCACACCTCGGCGGATCCGACGCCGGCACGTCTTCGGGTCGAGCTCGTAGAAGCGGAGCACGAAGTCCTCTTGCTCCGGGTACAGGCGAAACGGCTCGTACTCGGCCCGGTCCGGCGCAGCGAGCACTTCGCTGATCCAGTCGATGGCGTACCAGCCGAGCGTCGGAACCTCACCTGGCTCCGACGGCTTCCACGGCATCAGCCAGCGTCGGCGTCAGGCATCGCCCGCAACGGACCACGGCGCTCCCGTGCACCGCCACCAGGCGCCTGCGCCCGGCGATCCTCCGCCTCGTCAGCCTGAGCGAACGTGATCCGCAACCGGGCCCGATCTTCCGGCGTCGCACC